AGTCTTCTTCTTGTTTGCGAATGCGCTGCCGCTGTTCGGCTTGTGTTCGTATGCCATCTTAGTTGGTGTTATTTCGGTGTAAATATAATCAATAAGGACAGTCTCCCAAGTCCTTGACTTCATCCTCATCTTTCAACACCAGCTTGTGAATAGCGCGTTGAGCTCGTTCGGCTTTCATTGACTCGGACACAAGAGGGTTGAAGCCGTTGACTGGGTTGAAGAAACCGTGTATGCCGCGTTCCATCTTGAACTTGATAGGGTCATCCTTGAGGGTCGGTCGACCTCCGGTCTCAGTTTCCTTGATCTTGCGCACGTGAATCTCTGTGAGGTTGTAGTCGGTTGGGTGCTGGGTATAGCGGTGTATGGTTATGAAGTCATCAGCGCGGTTGGCGAACTTACCGCCGCCTTCAGTGTCGGCTTTGTTAGGAGCCATTGGGTAGTTAGTGTAGGGTCCGTCCTTGTGAGTTCGGCGGAGGGCTTCCGTTACGGCGTGGCAGTTCAGGTAGATTGCAGTCTCGTTGCGTTTGCAGAAGGCACGGAACTCGGATGTAACGCGGTAGTGATACTCGTGTGAATTCATCTTGGTGTTCTCCAGGTCAAGGTCTAGCGCGTTGTAGGGGTCGATTAGGAACGCATCGTGGAATGACCTGGCGTTGATCTTCTGAGCCATGATTAGGAGCTCGTGAGCGGTCACGATCTTGTCTGACTTGATGATCGTGAAGTTCTCATAGGCCCACTTGAGGTGATGTTCATACTCCACAGGATTCATTTCGTGAAGTGCTTTGCCGGCACGGAACTGCATGATGGTCTTGCGGACTTGGGGCTCGGAGTTCTCAGCGCAGTACATGATCCACTTCCATCCGTGGAGGACATTGGCTACGGTTGCCAGATACCACAGGAAGCTAGACTTTCCGACATTGTCATGTCCGTTAATGATAACCAGGTTGCCACGCTTGAACCGGTAGTGTCGGTCGAACTCTTCGTATCCGGTTGACAGACCTTGCGGTAGGGTTTGGGTTCTGACCAGTCCGAGGTACTCCTGCTCCTCCTCTTGGGTTGATATAAATGAGAAGTCATCATCGACCAGGTTCACCTCAGGATTCACCAGCGGCGCGTTAATTCCGTAATCTAAGCCATCCTGAATGGTTTTGTAGGCCTGTTGGATGTTAGATACGTTTCGGCTACCGATAGCCTTCTGGAGAGCCTGTAATGCATCCTCACGGTCGACCTGCCCACCTGCGACCCAGCCACCGCACAAACGAGCGGCCTTGAGCAGTTCAGCATGCTTAGCTCCATCCGGTGCTGTCACGACCATCTGGACTGCCTGGTTGAGCTTGGTGTAGTCGGTTACGATGGCCTTGCGTTGCTCCTTGGTGGGTTCCGGCTTGACATCCTCCACCAGGTCGGTGAACTCTTGTGCTGTTGGATTGAAGTAGATGTCTGGGTCGTAGGACTCGAAGCAGATGCGGCTGATGTTGATTGAGGTCTGGTCGAAGCCAGGCATGTAGGACAGTGCCTGTTGGATACCTCGGAAGTATTCGCGGTGTCGGTTAGGCTCGGCGGGTATGCGCGCTACGGCCTTGATGCCATCGCCGGATGGTGATATGAAGGCTGCAACTATCCATGGCTTGGCTGACAGTTCAGTTTTGTAGGCTGCGGTGTCTACATGGTCGAAGTCCAGGATGCACATACCGGAGTGCTGTATCAGTCCGGCATCATTGCGCTTGTCGAAGGTACCGGCGAACAGGATGCAAGGCAGGTTCTTGGACTTGAAGGCCTTGGCTTCGTCCTTGTCTTGAATGGCTCGGAGCTGGTCGATCAGCGGCTTGATGGCTCCGGTTCGGATTCGGTCGATAGCCTTGTCGATGCTGATGTAGAAGGGTTGGGTTGACTTGTATGTTTGAAAATAGGTGACCATTGCTCCCATGATTCAGTGTAGGTTAAGAGTTGATTGTAGTTGACTGTATGCAGGCCGTTGTCAGGCAAACATCTGTAAATGAGATGATTGTTGTAGACAAAGTCCCAAAAGGTTTGATTTGTGTACTCTCGTTTGCGAATCTCGCCGATATTCAGATGCGAAAGGATGCCGTTGACGGTGTGGTGCGTGTTGTTTTGGTCGTGGACATCTTTTGTCCATTCTCCCTTTACTTCCTTGATGCCTCTGAGAACGCGGTGAGAGATGGCAGGATACAGAAAGATTGGTAGTTTTTGACCTTTAAAGGTCAACCTGCTGTAATTCATACACTGGGCAATATGTTCCCCTATTGCTCCTCCACGCTTATGCAGGTCATGTTTCACTTCAATGCCAAACTTTGCACCGGTTGCCTTGTCGGTAAAGACGAAGTCAATCCTGCCAACTTTAGCATCGTCCCAAATTTCAGCATCAATGTGGAAATATGGCTGCATGAGTTTGCAGAATTTTATGCTTAATTCTTTTTCAGTCATATTAGCATGCTTAAGCATTATTTGGAATGCTGACCAATTCTATCTATGGGTGACATCCGGCTGTTGTAGAAATCATCAATATCTGCTTTGATGCTTGCCTGGTCGGCTATCGGCAGGGGTTCGCGAACGCGGTTACCCTGAACCTTAAGCCAGTAAAAGAAGTTGGACTTGCAGTCGCTGAAGTTCTCCCAAGTCTTTTGGTTCACTTCCTTTTCGCGGAAGAACTGCTTGAGCTGATGGGTGAACTGGTCGGCTGACATCCGGTAAGTTTTCATCACCAAGTCCCTGTTGACCTGATCTGCATTGAGCTGGTTAAACAGCCCATACCAATAAGTCGGCGGTGGCGGCGTTGCTCCAACGTCAACATCTTCTTTTCTTATTATATTCTTATTCTTATTCTTTAAATAAGTGTCCGATTTGGGACCGATTGGTGTCCGATTGGTGTCCGAAGGTTGTCCGGTCGAAACATCAAGACCCTCGTAATTAATTGTAATTAAGCGACTTGTGCGGCTCGTTTGTTGTCCGATTTGGGAGCAGTTTTGGAGCATTTGTAGTCCGCGTTCAACCTTACTTTTTGACAGGTTTAGGGAATCTGCGAGGCGTTTTCGGCCTGTTATGAGCTGCCCTTTTTGGACTGTAAACGGCCTACCTTCCCACATCGTTGTGTAGGGGTCAACCGCTGCCATCATGTGCAGATGGATGTACAGTTTGATGATCTCAGGGTCGCTCCACCAGGGCTGATTCTGTATCGACCTGGGTAATTTTATCCATCCTTGGTTCATGTGATAGGGCAAAAAATAAGGGGGCCAACGCCGTTACACGAAGACCCCCAGGTAAAGTTGGGACAATACCAAGCCGTCTGGTAACGGTCAGACGGATCGGATTTGACAAATGTAAGCCTGTTGGTTACCTACACCAACAGATGTTGAAAACTAGCGAAACTCCCAACCCTCAGGGAACACGCTGCGTGTGCTAGTCTTCAGGATACGGTCAACAATCTCGCGGCGGGTAGGGATGCCGTTGATCAGTCGCAGTCGGATGAATGCGGACAGCAAGTAGGTGTTGATGTTCATCATAGAGCTTTGATTGCGAACAGACCGCCAAAGACTCCCGCCAAAGAGCTCCAAAAGTTGCGCGACTTCTTCAGACGGCGATGCTTCTTGGTGAGCTCGACATATTGGACAAATAACGAGTCCCTGTCGGTTGTACATGTTTGATAGGTTTCAGTTAAGATTGTGATTCGTTTCTGGAGGATGTTGACCATCTCAGTCTGTTTGGCAATGAGGTCATTCTGCAATGCCACTTGTTCGGCTGAGAGCTGGAGTTCGACACGATCGGAGTCAGCTTGCACCAGGTCCTGGAGCATGTAGACCACTAGCTGCTTGGGGATGAGTACCAGACTATCGCGCTGAGTCTTTGTAGCGGCTTGACAGTATGCTTGTGAGCTCATCGCTAGACATGCGACTAATGATGTCATTGCTAGCACCGCGATTCTCACGGATACGGATGATTTTTGTTTCATTGACTGGCTTGATTTTGCTAAGGGAGTCGAACTGGTT